TCTTATAAATCTACTGGTGGTTTTGATTGTTCTGTTACTATTACTTCTATGGCAGAAGCTTTTCTTAATGCTGATATACATTCTAAAAGTCAAAATTTACCTTCATTAGGTACTAGCAATGATGCTGGAACTGAAAAGAAGAATGAAGAGAATATAATGTATAAGATATTGCAATATAAAGAACAATTAATTCCTAATTCAGCAGTACATTGGTATGGAAATGAAAAAGTAAATAATATAATAAAGGATTCAACTGGTAAAATTATTGCTGTAAAATTAAATAATAAAACATTATTGGGTAAAGAAGATACATCAGAATGGTGGAAAGAAAGTGGTATATTAGATACTGATGGTGGATCTTATTTTATAACAGTAGAAGAATTTTTAAAAATGATTAATAGATCATTGTCATTTGTACAAGCTGATAATGAAAGTAATACTATATTACAAGAATGTTATGATGATGATAATACATATTTAACTAATAATAAAAAAGTAATATCACCATTAATTTCAATAAAAGGAACTGCTAAGTGGACAGATCAAATTATTATTAATTATAAACCAGATTTAGTTTCTGCTGATCCATGGGTAGGATTAATATCAACTCCTTTCTTTTATCAAAATAGTAAAGGTACTAAAATGGTTTCTACTCAAGCAACAAATTCTTATGGTACCGCTACTACTCAAACTACTACTGATTATGGCATTGGATCAGATTCATTTTATAATTATTTTGAAAAATTTCCTGAATTAAAACAATTTACAAGAGGAGAAAAAAATAAATATTATAAAAATGGAACTGAAATATTTCCTTTAAAATCAACTCAATTAGAATTAAATAAACAATTATTAAATTTAAAGTTTATATATGATTGTTATAAATCTACTAAAGCATTAAATGAATTTTTATTAAAAGTATTGAATGGCTTATCCGAAGTTTGTGGAGGAATGTGGGATTTCTCACTTATGGTTGATAATGAAAGGACACCAGATAAAATTGATATAGTAGATAATAAAACTATTAATAGTGATGAATTACCAAAACCATTTACATTTGAATTAGGTAAAATAAATTCTATTATTACAAATGCTTCTATAGAAACTGAAATTAATAATGATATAAAACAAGAAGCATTATATGGCTCTAATAAATCAGATACTAACAATGGAGTGCAATCTAATATAGGTACTAGTAATAATTTTTCTGGTTATAATTTATTTGGTAGAAATATAGTAAATTTAGCAGAAGGTAAAATTAAATCTATTACAGTTGGCGATGAAATTACATCAAATGGACCAGTTGCTCCACAAACAGTAGCAGCAGGTAATAGTTTTAATGGTACAGGACCACAAATTTCAAATACAAATACTAATACCACTCCATCTTTAAATCAATCAGTTATTAATTATAATCAAACATCAGCAGGTACTAAATTAACAACTTCTAATATTCCTACAGTAGTTCTTACTCATGCTGATATTGTCCATGATTATATAAAATCTATAGATGATGTATATGAAAAAAGAACTCCGGAAACAGTTAGATTAGCTACACAAGCTACTAATAAATTTGTACAAGAAATTATAGCTACTGTAGATAATAAAATACAACCACACCATGCATTTCCTCTCATACCATTAAAATTATCAATTCAATTAGATGGTATATGTGGATTAAGAAATGGTAATTGTATAGATGTAAATTATAAACCTTTAAGGTATAGTGGTGGAAGAGCATATTTTCAAATAACTAATGTTTCTCATTCTATACAAGGTGCTCATTGGTTTACTACTATAGATACTTTATTTAGAGTAGATCTAAGCAAAGCTATGCCTGATATTAAATTTGATACTACTACTCAAAAATCGACTACTACTATAACTCCCGAAACTAATAAAAAGAAACCAAAAAAGAAAATTATACAAATAGTAACTAAAGCTCCTGTACCTGGAGTCGTTGGACAATATGGAAAAACATGGAGTCCTGACGAAGATAAAAAAATAGCCGAGTTACATCCTAGTATAAGAGCTGATGTAGTTAAAATATATAATGAAGCATTGGCACAAAGTGTACAAATAGTTATGGCAAGTGGTTATAGAAGTTTCAATAAACAAAAAAAATTATATGGACAAGGTAAAAGTGTCGATGATTTAATAGCAGTAGGATATACAGAAGGAGACGCAAGAAAATATTCAGATACTTCTAAATCTCCTCCTGCTTGTGCTACTCCTGGTTATAGTGCTCATGAATATGGATTTGCTATGGATATACATCCTAAAACAGGCGACCATAAAGAAACAAATCCTAAATATGCTATTATAGAAACTATATGTCAAAAATATGGATTTGAAAGTGGTAAGAAATTTAATGATGACTTTTTCCATCATCAAAGAATACCTACTGGTAATATATCATTTGTACAGAATAGAGCACAAACAGGAAATGTAGATAAAGATGGATATGTAAATATAGCTTAATAATATGAAATACATTCCAACCATACCAAAACCAGATCTTACAAGTACTAATACTAGTGTAGGTGATTATTCTGCTATTAAAGATGAAGAATATAAAGGAGAAGATAATTACATTAATTATTCTTATACTATACCTATTAATGTTAATGAGATTAATTATAATAATATAACACTATCTCCACCTACTGATAATGATTATACTAATGGTTATTATGTAAGATATTTTCTTAAAAAAAGAAATGATAATATTTTTATTGAAATAACTCAAGATATCTATAATAGTCCTGGTATATTATTTGATAATTTATTATATGATAAATTTGAATTTAATTGGAAAATAACTGGTAATTTACATGATAAAATTATTAATGGTATGACAATTGATTATGGTGTAATTGATACTAATAAAAGAACTGTTGATATGATTAATACTACTTTGAAGTATGATTTGTCTAAGATGATAAAGAATTTTAGCCAATATGCCAAATAACATTGTTTAGAAATTAAATATAATATTTATATAAAAATATTAAACAATGGAATACGACAACAATTATTACGACGATTTACAATTTGATATTGTACTAGAAGAACTTTATGATATGGCTACAAAAGAAATATTTGAACCTTTTATTGCATCATTAGATTTTTTAATACAATGTGTTTCAGATAAAGGAATATTATATGATATTCCAATAGTAAGTGTGTATGATTATATGCAAAGAATAGAAAAATATTTGGAAATAGTTCCATATAATTCTATATATGAAAAACATATTAATAATATTAAAAATTGTCTTTATAAAGTAAGAAACAACCCATCTAAACCAGATTATTCAAAAGAAATTTAAACTAAAATAACTATGTTTTTTTATGTAGTAGTTTTTCTGTACAATAGGTAATTAAAACAGGAAAAACAATTACATAACTTTACTCTGCTTGTCTTTGAGTAATATTATTATATAAGCAATATTATAAATATATTATTGTAAAATACATAATATATGATTAGTTTATTAATAAAATTAATATATATTATTAGAGGTTGGTTTGCTTCGGCATATTTCATATATTAATTCTTCAAACTTTATTCATTGAAATAACAACTTATAATTAAATTCTTGGGGTCGATGTCTGTTCGACATAGTTCAATATATTAAATTCTTTTCAAATTCAATTCTTGAATATCGACCCCATTTTTCTATAAAAATAATCAAAAATATTTTCAAAAAAATTAAAAAAGTTAATATATATTATTGAAAAGAATTCAATATATACTTAACTATGAACAAAATTTTTCTTGAAACTTCCGATAACTTTAATCTTAAAAATATACCGTGGAATCAAGTATATTCCAGTTACCTAATACCAAAGCATTTAGATGATACTTTTGAAAAGTATTTATTAAAACATCCTGATAAAGATAATAATACATACAGAAGAAAACATTACAATATTGTAATGGATATGATATGTGGTAGAAATACATTTCGTAAAAAATATAATCATTATAAAGAGCATATAATATTACATCAAGACCAATTTATAAAAACATTATATATAATTAATGAAAGATGTAATAAATACGATTTAATAAATGCAGAAGATACTTTAGTATTTATATATGAAGATAAACCTGCTACAAATTTTAAATTATGTAAAAATTTTAAAGATAATTGTACATATAATTTAACTGATAATTTTTTATATACATTTCAAAATACTAAATTAAATTTATCAGATGCAATTAATGAAGTATATAATATTGATGATCCATTTAAAACATTAACAAATTTAATTAAATTAGTTAGATTTAATAACAATAAATATGCTAATCAAGGATCTAATGTTAGAAGAATATTCTCATCATTTACAGATTTACCATCCGATACCAGAAAATATTTATCTCTTAATGGATTACCATTTCATTCTTTTGATATACAAGCGGCACAACCAACATTATTACCATTAATATTAAGTAAATACAATTTACCAATAGATGATAATTATATAGAATCAAGTGGTACTATATATGAAAATATAATGTTAGCATCTAAATGTGCTGGTTATACATACGAAAAGGTATCAGAAAAGATAAATAATCAATATACTGGTAAAAGAATAACTTATTATTTTAATAAAAGAGATGACGTTAAAACATTATTATTTAGAAGTATATATTTTGGACAAAAAGAAGCAACTCAAAGTATAACCGCTAAATTATTTCAAGCATTATATCCTATTACATTTGATTCACTTCATAAATTAAAAGATATATTAAAAGAAAAAGATTCTAATCATACTATTGCAGCCGAAGCACAAAATATGGAAGCTGATATTATGTTTAATCAAATGCCTAACTGTCCATATTTTACAGTTCATGATTCTATATATGTTACTGATAAACAAGAAGGAGAATTATTTTGTAAAAGGATAACTGATAAGTTTAAAGATATAGTAGATATTAAATGGCATTATACTTATGAAGATATACCAATTAATACTAAACCAAATACAAATATTATTACAATAAATTGTCCTAAAAGAAAACCACATAAAAAACATAATGCTTCTAGTAAGTCTATATTAATCAAAGAATATTTTTCTGAATATGTTAAAGAAGGATTATCTAGAATAGAAATAATGGCAAGATTAAATATATCAGAATCCTATTATTATGAATTAAAAAGAAAATTAAAGAATTATGTAAATAAAGTTAATTCTACTACTAAAGATGATAATTATATAAAATCAAAAGAAGAAATGGTAGTTTTGTTTAAAGATCAATACTTAGAGTTATTAGATAGAATCAATATTGAAGATTTTATCTTACATCCTATCTACTTAAACAAAAAGCATTTAAAAAATAATACTATATCAATACTATACTTCTTTTTTATAAATTCAGAAATAGAATATATATTACCAATACATCATTATGATAAAATATATGATATTAATTTACCAGATATAATTAATGCTATATACAATTCTACAGGAACTAAATACATATTAAATAAGAAACAATTACTATACAAATTTCCAAAAATAAAAAATATAATAGATGTAGAATTATGTAATTATTTATACAGATTAAATATAGAATTTATAAGTGATAAATATCAAAAATTAAATACATTTATATATCCAATAATAAAGCATTTAGAAAATTGTCAAGATATTAAAAATAAGATAATAGATAATATAGAAGTATTCAATAAAATAGTAAAAACTAAACCATATAAATTTTATAGTGATAAAGCATTACCAGCATTTTATTTAATAGAAAATTCTGGATTAAATATAAATAGAGAATTATTTAAAGAGTTATTTCCTGAAAAACAAAATCATTTAAACGATAAAAATAATTTAATATATTCACAATATAATTTCTATACTACTACAGGAAGACCTTCTAATACATTTGCAAATTTTAATTTCGCAGCATTAAAAAAATCAGATGAAACAAGAAGTATATTTACTAGTAGATATAATAATGGTAAATTAATTGAATTTGATTATTCAGCTTTTCATCCTCATTTAATATTAAATTTAATAGATTATGAAATAGATGAAGATAATATATATAAACACTTAGCAAAATACTTCTATGATAATCCTACTTATTCTTCAGAAGAACATGATGAAGTTAAGAAATTAACATTTCAATTATTATATGGAGAAATTACAGAAGATTTTAAAATAATACCATTTTTTGAAAAAACTTCAATATATATTAATAGTATTTGGAATGAATATAAAACTAAAGGGTATATCAAATCACCTTATTCAGAAAGAATTATTCATAAGAAATTCTTTAAAGATGATAAAGATTTTAATAAAAACAAACTTTGGAATTATCTAATTCAGTTATTAGAGACAGAGCACAATATCCTGGTTATTAAAGATATTTTAAAATTACTCCAATCTAAACATTTTAAATCTAAACTAGTATTATATACTTATGATAGTTTTCTATTTGATTATAGCATAGAAGACAATGAACAAGAATTATTAAAAGATTTAAATAATATAATAACAAAACAAAATAAATTTCCAGTAACAATAAAAACTGGTATAAATTATAAAGTAATGAATATAAATTAAAAAGAAAATAACAACTATGAACTATCACTTACTATGTACATTTACTGACTATGAAAATGGAATCTCTACATTAAAGGAAATACTAAATACACATAAAATTAGAGAAAATAGAATTTTTATATTTGAATCTGCTGATAAACAATCTTTATATTATACATACAATATAGATACAGAAGATCCAAATTATAATTTTATGTCTGATAATCCTTTATTAAAAGATACTATATTAATACATAGAAAAAAAGAAACTAATACATTCTATACTATAAATGCTTTAAATGAATTAATATTAAAATTAAATTATGGTATAGCAGATAAGACATTTATTATTCCATGGACTAATTATACTAATAAATTTATATTAAGTAATAATATAGACAGACTTAAAATTGTAGATGTACGATTAAAAGATATATGGTGTTCTGATAAAAAGTAAATGATATGATAAAGTTATATGATATTAGCAGATACTATTCATGATCCATTTAATGGAACACTATATGAAGGATTAATTAATGTAGTTCCTATAGAAAAAGCATTAGAATTATTAGATAAATATTTAATAAATTACGAATATAAGCAGTATATTTCAATAGAACAAATTAATAGGTGGATAATAATTACATTTGTATTACCAAATATCGATTTAAATTTACAAAGATATGCAACAGGAGCAACCGGTAATAGATATATTTCAGCTATAATACAATTGATGAATAATTTAGGATATTTTCCTTCTGGTATTGAATATATAGATTATTTAAATAAAAAACATTTATTAGTATATAATGGCAATGAATTAAGAAACATAATTGCTACTAATATTGAAAAATTAACATTAAAATTTGAACAAAATATATAAAATAAATCCAATTATTCAGAACTTTTCAATATATATTAATATAAAGATTAACTGAATAACCAATTAATAAATTAAACAAATAACAAATTAAAACAATTAACAAATGGACATTAACGCAATCAGAGACAGATTAAAAAAATTACAATCAACCTCAGCAAAATCAAACTTAACATGGAAACCAACCGAAGGTGAAAATCTTATAAGGATAGTTCCATATCAATTCGACAAAGAAAATCCTTTCATAGAATTGTATTTTCATTACAACATTAGTAAACGTAGCATGTTATCATTGGCAACATTTGATGAACCAGATCCAATATGTGAATTTACAGAAAAATTAGCAACTACCGGAGTAAAAGAAGATTGGGTATTATCTAAGAAAATTGAACCAAAATTAAGAACACATGTACCTATTATAGTAAGAGGTAAAGAAGAAGAAGGTGTTAAATTTTGGGCTTTTGGAAAAGAAGTATATACCGAATTATTAGGATTTATTGCAGACCCAGATTATGGTGATATTACTGATCTAAATACTGGAAGAGACGTTACAGTTACTTATACAAAAGGAGTAGAAGGTAAAACATTTCCAACCACTGGTATTAGAGTAAAACCAAATGCTTCTAAAGCAACTACTAGTAAGAAAGTATATGAATTGATTACTACCGGACAAACTGATATCTTTGATATCTTTACTAAACCAACCTACGACGAATTAAAATCAGCACTACAAAAATGGTTAACTCCAGAAGACGAAGGTGAAGTAGAAACACCAAAAGCTCCAGCTAAACCAGCAACTAAAGCACCAGTAGCATCTAAACCAGATTTATCAGACGATTTAATGGATGATGATGACGAAATTAAAGATGATCTAAAAGAAGATACTATATTGGATGCACCAAGTGTAGATGATTTTGACGATTTATTTGACGACGATACTAAATAATTCAAATTAATTTCATGGCAAAAACTAAAAAAATAGAAGATGAATTAAATCTTCAGGATGAACTATCTTCTTTAATTGCCAGTGCAATTAATACAGGACGCAAAGGAGAAGATAGGGCAGCATTTTTTGTAGGCGAAGAATCAACACCAACTGATTTAGCAGGATGTGTATCCACCGGTGCATCGGTATTAGATTTAATTATATCTAATAGGCCAAATGGTGGGTTATTTTTTGGGCGCATAATAGAGATCACAGGCGACGAAGGATGTGTAACCGAAGATACATTAATTGATGTAATTATTAAATAAAAATCATTTCCGGTAATATTTATAATAAATTATTACCGGAAATATGAATATATTATTTAATGAAATTAAACAACTAGTAGAAGAAGGTTTATCTATAAATGAAATTTGTAATAAATTACAAATAAAAGATAAACGAGTAGTAAAATCAATAATCCTTGATGAAAATGATTTAATATTACATGATAAGTTAAGAAATAATACACGTATTTATACAAATAAAAATCTTGTTCATCAAGGAAATGTAAAAAAAGATTATACGACATTTCCAATTAATGAAATTACAAAGGATATTTTAATTAATAAATTAGGATTCGTAAAATTATCAGAAAAATATCAAAATATTAAACCTTGCGATTTATCAAGTTATATACATAATTATTTAAAATTACATGATAAATTAAAAGAAAATAATCAATTATATAAGTCTGCGAAATCAAAACAAGATGGTATAGATAGAAGAAATAAACGATTAGAAGAATATTATGAAACATATCATGAAATAATTTATGATTTAATTGTTAATCAAAATGAAATTGTTGCTGAAATACAACGACAATTACAAATACGAAAATTTTATATTCAATTAATAATTAAAAAATTAAATTTAGAGCAACAAGCTAAGATAAATTCATATAATTTTATTAAAGCACAATGTCAAGTAAATTCTGCAAAAAATAAAATTACCAATACAGGAAGGAGATATCTTAAAATTCAAGTAAATGACGAAATGATTGAATTTTATAAACAATTACATATTGATAAAATTAAAGATGGTCCTGGAAAAGAATTGTTTCATAAAAAATTTAAAACAAGTAGTGGAGTATGGCCAGTATTACAAAAACAATATGGCGAATTAGTTAAAAATCCAGCAAGATTTTTATGTGGAAAAGATAATTTAATGTATGGTAAAGAACCAGATTATAAGGCTGGCCGTGGAATCCAAGGACATCTGTTAATAAATGGTAAACAAATATTTTTTAGAAGTTCATTAGAATTAAGAATTTATTTATATTTAATGAAACATAATATATTATTTTCTTTATCAAATCACGTTGTATTTTATGAATTTGAAGGTAAACCACATCATTATCATCAGGATATTGTTATAGATGATGTAATTTATGAAATTAAACCATTATCATTAATAGAGTTAGAAATAAATAAAAGAAAATTTGCTGCACTTGAAAATTATTGTAAAATACATAATTTAAAATGTGATCATATAACCGAAAAAACATATAATTTAGAAGAAATTGATTTTGATTATATGTTAGATGCTATAGATAATGGAATATTAATAATGAAAGAAAAACAATTAAATAGATTATTTAAATTAAAATTATGATAATTAAAATAAAAGAAGTAAAACAGTTACTTGCAGAAGGACGAAAAGTTTCTGTTAGAACTGTAAATAATGAATATACTAATATAACTCGTTATGTTGAAAAAGGAATTCTAAAAACATATGAAGTTATTTTATTAAATTCAAAAAAAATAAAAGTATCGGCTGATCATAAATTTTTTACAAATTGTGGGTGGATTGAATGTAAAAATTTATTAGTAGATGAACATAAAATATTATGTAATGATAATCAATATTATAAAATATCATCAATTAAATATATTGGAAATTTTCCAATAGTAGATATAACAGTAGATCACCCAGATCATAGTTATTTTGGAAATGATATGTTACATCATAATTCAGGAAAGTCACTCATATGCCAGCACTTAATAGCTGAAACTCAAAAAATTGGAGGTATTGGTGTTTATATTGATACTGAAAATGCTTATAATGTAGATTTTGCTAAAGCTATTGGAGTAGATAATAAAAAGATGGTATATGTATCTATGAGTTTATTAGAAGATATATTTGATACTATTGAAAAAATTATTGAAAAGATAAGAGCTGCAGATTCTACTAAAGAAAAGAAACCTGTAACAATTATTTTAGATTCTATTGCAGGTGCTATAGATGAAAAAGAAAATGATGCAGATTTTGCTAAAGCTGGTTATAATACAGGTAAAGCTATTATTCTTGGTAAAGCAATGAGGAAATTAACTCAATTAATTGCCAGAGAGAAAATATTACTTGTAATAACTAATCAATTAAGAACTAATTTAAGTGCAATGGCTTTTGCTGATCCATATTGTGTAGATCCAAATAGTACTACTATTAATATTAGATATAAAAGTTTATTTGATAATGAATATATCTACGAATCAGGTACTATACAAGAACTAGCAGATTCATATTTTGATGAAATAGATTATAATGATGAATATGAAATTGATATGGATGGTGATGGTATTGATATATTAGGATATAATTTTGAAACTAAACAAAATGAATTTCATCCAATTGATAAATTTATTATTAAAGGTAAATTAGATCATTACTATACAAATGGAATATTAAAATGTTCTGGTAATCATGTATTATTAGATGAAGAGAATAATGAATTATTAGCAAAAGATCATCCTGATTATACATTAGTAAATGAACCTATTAATATTGTGGATTTTTCTATAGCTAATATACATAACTATTATGCTAATGGAATACTCTCTCATAATACTACACCAGGTGGAAAGGCAATACCATTTCATGCTAGTTGCAGAATTAGATTAAGAAAAGCTGGACAAATTAAAGCTACTATTAATGGAATAGAACAAGCAATTGGTATAAAAACTTCTGCAGAAATAAAGAAGAATAGATTTGGACCTCCATTAAGAAAATGTGAATTTAATATCTATTTTGATTCTGGTATAGATAATTATGGTAGTTGGTTAATTCAATTGAAAAATTATGGTATAGTAAAAACCGCAGGTGCTTGGTATACTATTATAGATCAAAATGGAGAACCAATTAAATTTCAATCTAAAGATTGGTTAAGAATAATTGAATCTAATCCAGGATTAAAAGAATTAGCTTATAAACAATTATGTGATAAATTAGTAATGCATTATAATACTAGAGGTATAGGAATAGATGATGTTATTACTGATACTAATGGAATAGATAATGATTTATTAGATACCAAAATTCCAGAATTGGATGAAGATCTATTAGATGATTAATAATAAAAACAAATAAAATGAAACTAAATATTAATAAAGTTAATGAATTTTTTGATAAATTTGATATCAATGAAGATACAAAAAATATAGTTCGTAGTATGATATATCAAATAATTGAAACCGATATTGTAGCCAGTCAAACCAAGTTAAGTTTTATAGTTGACAGTTTATTAATATATGAATTAATAGATAAATAACTATTAATTTAAAGAATGGAATGGTAGTATTTAGATGATAGATACTACCATTTTATATATTTATATAAAACAGAAACAATATGGCAACATTAAAAAATTGGTTAAATGAATACCATGAAAGAGCGGACGAAATTAGAAAATTATATCCGAAATTAGAAAAACATACTGATGTATGGGTATATAGTTTATACGAATCTATTTGTGCTGAACAATTAATTACTGAATTTATTACTCAGACGATAGATTCAAATAAGACAAAAGATACAATTTTAAATAAATTTAAAGGTGTAGATATTATATTAACACATGATTTTATGTTTATAAAATATATACATCCAAATAATGTTATAGTAGATGACATAAATAAATTTATGAATTCATTTGGATGGTATCCTACTTGGATAACTACTGTACAAAATCAGGAAGGAAAACAATATAATGAATTAAATTTAGAAAAATTTATACATGATAAAGTTGAATTTAGTATTAAATATGAA